ATACCAAAAAAAAAATGTAAATAACTATTTAATTTTTAGAACGGAATAAGGTCATCATACTCGCGCTCTACATCCACCCACTCCCGTGATATAATTCGGGGGAACTTGCCGTCCATCTTGTAATTTATTTGAGCTGGTGCATCAGCACCTGCGAGTGCCCGGCAAAGCTCGGCTGCATCGGCAGGCTTGTTAAGGTCAACCCCGGCCCTCCAGGCAATCTCCTTAAGCGTTGCCATTGCCTTAGCCCCTGCGTATCCGTCGTGCCAGATTACTAGATACTCATGGATTGGCCTGTCAGATAGCGCTGATCCGTGGTAGGTGACGCGCAACATCTTCTTTCCACTCTTCTTCCCAGTGTACTCGATCCATTCCCAGTATAATATTTTTAAATTTTGTATTGTGTCTGAATATACATCATCCTCACGCCGGTACAGTCCCTCGGACGGCTCCGGCGGTGGGAACTCATGGCCGCAGAACTCACAGATGCGTAGCGACGCGTGTATTAGATAATGACACTCAGGACATTCTTTTACTGGCGCTATCCCATCGCCATCACCATTACTAGAGGGTGGGCGTACATTGGTGATTGGGCCATGGGTCGCTACGACACCGGCAAAGTCTAGCACTAGACAGTCTTTTTATTTGGGGCAACTCTCATCCCCCGGCCTACCATCTGCACGTATAGCCCGGGCGAGAGTGTCGGTCGGCAGAGTGCTATCAGGTCTATACCTGGATAATTAAATCCGGTTGTAAGCACGTTAGCATTTGTGAGTGCCCTGATCGCTCCGCTTTTAAATTGCTCGATGAGCGCATCACGCTCGGATTGTGGTGTCTCGCCGGTGATCGTCTCTGCAGATACGCCGTGCATCCGTAGTGCATCCCTCATATGGTAGGCATGTTTGACGCCAGCGCAGAACACTAGCCACGCTCTTCTGTCGGCCCCCAACTCGCATATCTCACCCGCAACGGCCACAGTCTTATCATCCACATCCACCGCAGATTGTAGCTCGGACTCTATATACTCGCCGCCACGCTTGTGCACACCGTCGGCGGATAGTCTAGCGTCAGTCGCGCGGCTTACCGGCTTTGTGAGATATCCGCCGTATACAAGTAGCTCAACCGTCATTGGCTCAAGGATCTCGTCGAACAGTGCCATGCCAGAGGTTATAAGCCCATGCCCGAGCCGGTACGGTGTAGCGGTGAGCCCGACAACGCGCATTGCCGGGTTGATAATGCGTAACGCCTTGATGAGTTTGCGATACATGCCCTCGTTCTTGTGCGAGACAAGATGCGCCTCGTCGATGAGGAGTATATCGATATGGCCGATATCACCGGCCCGACCCCGCAGCGATTGGATACCTCCAAACGTTATTGGCTCATGCAGCTCTCGCCGGTTAAGCCCGGCCGAGTATACACCCGCCGGGGCATTCGGCCACCACTCCTTTAGCTCTCTATAGTTTTGCTCGATCAATTCTTTAACGTGTGTAAGCATTAATATCTGAGTACTCGGCCAATTATTTATTGCATCAGCGCATAACGCCGCGATGATAACACTCTTGCCGCTGCCCGTGGGCAGGACCATCACCGGGTCACCGGTGGCAGTGGAGAGATAGTTATATAGATCGTCGATTGCTTTATTTTGGTACGGTCTGAGTTGCACTCACGATCCTCCCATCAAATACCTCGCGCACCATCTCTGCATCATCGTCGTTTAATGTGCCACCGCTTAAAACCTCCGGGAGAGTGTAACCGTCCTCGCCTACCATAACATCTTGTCCATCCACGCGATAGCAAGCTGTAGTGTCGGTGCATTTTTTAGCGACAAGGTCCCACGGTACAAGATGCGGGCGGATAACGTGTGCACTGCATCCGACCCTCTCGACTGCCTCGGGGATATCCGTCTTGTATCGCTCACACAGCCACGCCCCATCCGGCCTCAGTGTCGAGTGTACACACGTCCGGCAATTAACCTCTCGCACCGGCTCTCGGTCGTGACAAATAGAGGAGAACGGGCAAAACTTGCATTGATACCATGACGGGTCCTCGCTAATCCGTATACCAGGATCCTCGGCCTGTACTATTAGCTTGGCTTTTTCTATCAACTTTTTTGCAAGCGGCATATCAATGCGCACGCGTTCGGTATAATATTCATCATCATTTTTGTTGACAGCCACGTATAAAGCACGATCAAGGCCGAGTCCTAACATATAGGCCTGCATCTGCGCGTAGTGTTTAGGATGTGCACTCTCAACGCCTTTTGATTTTAGAGTTCTGAAGCTCTTATCGCTGTGCGTTTTTACCTCAAGCAAGTGACGTTTCTTAGGCGCCTCAGGCACGCCTGAGTAGATTATCCCGTCTACGCTGCCGCGGACGGCGTAGCCAAAGTCAACACCCTTCTGAGTCTCACCGATGTCCATCCCAATCGCGTGCAAGTCCGCGATAACAGTTTCTTCCTCTCGATGGCCACGGCGGAAGAGCCGGAGGATCCGGCCTGGGAACTGCTCGGGTGCTACCCACCTAAACGCATACCACGCCCGTCGTATGCACGGCTCACCTACTGCGGAGAGCCCGAAGTGTCGACGTGGTGGCTCTTGATTCCCCTCGTGGTACCTATTGATAAGTGATTTGACCGAGTGTTCTTTTTCTGGTATAATTGACATATCGTTTAGTTTACTCCTTTGTTTGCCCCGGCGTAGTGCCGGGGCTTTTTATCACATTACTTCTTAGCCCATGGTGGTGTAGGTACCCCGGCGCTCGCAGGCTGAGGGTCCCCATCAGTAGACTTTGACGGCATCGGCAAGTTACCGCCCTCAAGGGCTTTCCATCCCTTAACATTGTTTTTAGGATCTGGGTACTGCTCAGTACCAGGCTCAACAGTAACTTTTATTTGACACTTACCGCCAATTAACTGATCGGTGTCTTGTACCTTTTTTAGGCCAATTGCTCGCATCAGATCGCCGAGATTTTGGCGCCCGATCTCCTCGGCCTTAGGATTAGGATTAGCCACGGTTATCATCGAGAATAGGACGCGGCCCTCATGACTCGGGGCCATTACATCATATCTCACGTTAATGTATTTCCCAGTACCGGCCTTTGTATCTTTCAGATCAGCTGCTGTGATTTTTGCAATATACCATCCTGCCGGTATTGGATCAAAACCCACACTCTCAGGCATCTCAGTTAACATTAAATTCCTGTCCTAAAAAACCCATATCATTCTCCTTCTCTTGTTATTTGGAACGCTGGTCGTCCCGGTTTGGTTGTGATAGCCTCGGTTAGAGGCTCCGTAATGCTCGCATCTGCAATCTTCCATTGCGCTGCGTTGATCTCCGCCTTCCAGCGGAAGAGGCTTTGCAGGTGGTCGAAAATTCCGTTAGCAAGAGCAACCTCCTGCAATTTATCAGTGTCAACTTTTCGGCTCATTCGGCCTGTTACCTTGATCTTGTACGCGCCAGCCTCGGCGCTTTGGGTACCCTCTAGCGTCTCCGGGATCCCGATGAGCGACAGGAGACGATCCTCAATCTGTCGCCTCGATTCAACTGCGCTTTTTTCTACTTGCTTGGCTTCCATCCATTCCTGTGCAAGTTCCTCATCTGTCATTGTTTATTACCCCCTCTCAGTTTTTCGATGATCGCTCCCATGTCAGCTGGTTCCCAAAACTCGAGACGGTTTAACTCCGTGGTGCGCGTTTTGGCTTGCCACAGGCCATCAGTGTCGGTCATAATGGCCCGGTGCGATACTCCCTCATCATCATTCTCCACCCTCAGTGCAAATACAAGATCGAAAAAATACGGGAGCGACTGCGACAATTTGTTACCCGGCATGGATGGCCCGTAAAGTACTCGCCCACTTTCGTCGATTATCTTCTCCGCTTTAGCTGTAAACAACACGTGTTTATTGGCTATGTCGCGGAACGCACGGATCATCTCCGCCATGGTGTCTTGCAATGCACCGTAGGCGGCGCGTGGGTCTTTCGCTTTGGCTTTTTCGGCATGCAGGACCACCTCGGCAATCTCACTCAAGCTGTCGAGACAAATAGACTGATATTGCGCAGCCTCCTCACTTTCGACCCACTGATACACCTCATTTAAGTCATCCATATCTGTTATTTGGATGTACGGTATATCCGTATCAGCGAGTGAGCGCAATCCGCCCTCAGCCGATAGGATAACAGGATTTGGCATCGTCTTGATGAGAGTCGTTTTTCCAACTCCCGCTTGTCCGTAGACAAGCGCCTTGATCCCAATCGTCGACACGTCTATCGTGGATCTTAATTTGATAGCCATTAGCTACCTCCTATGTTTTTTCCGGACGCTTTGCAATGCAGGTTGTCCGGTTGATAGATGAACATTACATCAATATAATAATATTGTCAATGTTTTAAATAAAAATATTTTACAAAACTTTCCAATATCGAAATACCAAAAAAAAAGTGCAATAAACCCTCTTTTTATGTCTTTTTTGGTTGACAGTATTATAATGGTCGTGTATAATTAATTTATAAGGTTAAGGAGGACAAGATGAAAAAACAAAGAGAGATTACCTGGACAGGGGCAGAGCGGTAGCGTTACGGCAATCGTGACTGCAGAGCATGGTGTGGAAGTCAATGATGAAGTCATCAACATCGATGGACACAAGATAACAAGCACAAAGACAACTGTAATCGAGAATACCGATATAACCATAGTTATCGGTGCACGGAGGATCACGGCATGTTTATAAGCGAGCAGCATGCGAAGAAGGTAGGGGTACCAATGGTGCTTTTTGGCAAAATACCATCATGCCATAAGGATTAGTGATAAAGAGGTTGCAAAAGAGATAGCGGAGGCCGTGGCCAAGGTTAAGGCCGAGACAATGATGGACAAGGATTACCAAAAGGTAATCGCAAATAGAATTGCAAATCGTAAGACTGAAGAAGACTATCAGGATTCAAGGGATAAAATCAACAAGGCAATGAGTATCTAAGGAGAACGAAATGGCAAACTATAGATTCGGAGAAGCAATTTAGAGGGGAAGAAGTCCTGTCTCCTGGACAGGCAGCACTTGAGAGAGATTTGGATCGAGCCGTGATACGGCCTGAGGGCAGGACCGAGAGAGCCCTGCTATTAAGGGGCTGGGACGTTGACTCGTTCCAGATGAATCAATGGGTCGATAGACTTGTTAGGGACTTCCAGGGCAATGTCCCCGGAGGGTTCCTGGACTTCTTCGTTACCCTGGGAGAGAGTCCCCGGGAGGCGGAGTATTATAGGGCATTCTCCACGTGGGTCTCTGTAGTAGAGGCGTCAGAAGAGAGGGACCAGTTAAGAGATATGTTCTCTGAGCTCTATCAGGAGGGAGGAGAAGAGAGACTAAGAGCATTCGAAGCTCAATACGTAGCCAACATACGCGCAGCAGGGCAGCGTCAAGAAAGAGAGTCTGCTGTCAGGAGAGCCGCATTTGAGAGCCTGTCACAGGAAGGGCAACGACTCGCCGAAGAGATTGCCTTTTGGATTGCAGATGAATGGCAACCCGGAGAAAGGCATCCAAGGTATGGAGAGCTGGTTGAAGAGATAGGGCCGGAGGACGCAAGCAACGCCCTATTGTTTCTTGTATAAGTAAGGAGGAAGGAAAATGATGAAATTAAAAATGAGCGGAGAAGATACCTGTAGAGGGTATTATCAGGATGAGCAGGGGTTGTTGGAGATTGTAGACATCGCTGTAATCGACGAGAAACCCGTGGATTATTTGGGGATTCCATATGATATGAATGACAAAGAGGTTGTTGATTTAATTGGTTGGCCAGATACGCAAGCATTAAGGATTAGATCGAATCTATTACTTCCAATTGAAATTGAATAGGAGGAAATTATGGAATATATAATCAATAGCAGAAATTAAAAAAGAAATTACATTTAGCAGGCCAGGCCATGCCTATATCTATGTAAATTTAAATGGTAAACCGGGAACATTGGGTAGGCAAATTTGTGATCACGGTCGGTTAAGTGGATCAACTTCATCTTATCGTGGCGAAGACATCCAGCAATTTCGGAATATTTGTCATAAATGGTGGCGTGAATATCTAAGAAAAGATAAAAATTGGTAAGGAGGCATTATGAATATTAATGATTTTAACTATCCATACAGGAAATCTATGTGGCAGCATTTTCACAAGTTTTTGATCAATGAGAACTTCACCATAAAAGACTATCAGCCTATTAATGAAGAAATAAACAGGGATTTTGAGAATAAAAAGTTAAGGGTAAGAACTTTTATGATGAACAGTGACCTCGGCTATGGTCTTGTACGATTCTATGATAAAAGATGGAGAACCCGCCCGATTATTATCGGACTTGTTGGTGATTGGCAGGATATGGAGTTTGCCAGAATAGAAATGTTTGGTCAAGATGGATGAAGAGCAGAAATACGAACCTAGATTCGTATTTGATAACCCATACCAACAATCACTCTACTATGCCCTGAAGTTTTGGATATACAACAGTGGTTTACTCACCTATGATGAGGTATGCAGCCGGTTTATAGCCTCATCGAAAGACACCATCCACGATATTTATCTACTTAACCGGCTCATTGAAAACGATTTCCTAAAGGTTGTTGATACAGAAGAAGGTATAATATTGTTACCACAGAAGTAGACATTAGTACCGCACCGTGGTATACTAAAAACACAGGAGGACAAAATGGAAGAGAATATTTACACCGCATTACTCAAAATACAGAACGAGGTCCGTCCTATTCTTAAGGACATCTCTATTGGTGGAGCAACGGCAAAATACAAGGCTGTATCGGCACTTGCAGTCTTAGAGGAGACGAGAAAGAGATTCATTGAGCACGAGATACTTTACTATCCTATTGCCCATGAGTTCACCTCAGATAAGGGCTTAACGACTGCTCTTGTTACTTACAAGTTTTTTCATGTGCCCTCAGCTACATCTATCGAGACTTCTTCTATCGGCCAGGGGCAGGATAAGTATGACAAGGGGGCTGGCAAAGCCAGCACCTACGCAGACAAGTATATGATCATGCGGCTCTTACACATGGTCACCGGCGAAGATCCAGATTATGTGGGAACTGATGATCACGACAAGGAGTCCCTTAAGGATGATTACTATGCCTGTAAGCAAAAGCTTGAGGATCAGAAGTTAGACCATCAGATCGATGATGAGTATTTCAAGAAAGCCACGGACCGGCTTACCACCTATTGGGAGTCTCAGAATTTTCAAGGGATGGCAGCAGCAAAGCAGAAGTTGGGATTATGAGAGCCTTTGGGCCGCTTAATTCTATAAAGATTGACGGGGGTCAGTGTACAGCAAAAGTAAACTATGAGAGTCATAATGCTTTCAAGTCATTCATAAAAAAGAGACTGGCCAATAATAACGATAAGAAGATGGTTGGAAGACTAGAGTTTAGTTGTGAGATAGCCGGGACTTCCGAAGGAGGGAATATCCACCTGGCTATCTTTGAACCAACCCTTGATCTTGAGATTCAGTACAACATCCACACTAGGGCAAACCAAAACACCTTTTATGGGATAGCACGTTTCATAGCGTGGGCACAGAATGGACATAAACCCACTCCTGAGGATCTGTTTTGGATAGTTGAGGCATTAGTAGATAGATATTCACCTACCGCCCTTCATCCTATAAGAAATGTTGAAGAACCTCTGCGACCAGGAGACCCAAGGTTAGATACGAGGGGAATGGCAATGCTCATCGAGGGAGCTATGAATGAACTGGCCGAACAAGAAATACCAGATTATGTAATACATTCCATTGGTCCTGACCTGAAGAAGCTATGGAAGAATTGGTATGAGTGGCGATATTCCCAGGGTGAGAATGATCCCCTTTTTGATGATGAGAAGAGAATCGAATGGAAGGAGTATCAAAAATGGCATCCAGTGTGTGAGTTCTCAGGAGTTAATGGAGTAGAGGGGAACCCGCTTGAGAGAATGCATATTGTCTCTGCCGGCTCTGACATTGCAGACTATGAACAATCATGGAATTGGATAAGAGCTCTGCGCTCTATACATAAACGTCAACATGATAAGGGTTGGTCAGCCGTCCTAAAAGAATATCCACACCTTAAAGGTAAAGTGGAACGAGCCAGGAGGCTCGCACAAAAAAGAGGGTTGGAGGTTGATAATGTTTAGCTCTAAAGTATATGGATCGAGAGAGATCGCAGAAGAATTGGGCTTGGAGGTACGTTCAGTATCCAAAAATGCAAGAGTATGGAATATCGGTACAAAGTTTGCCGGTAATTATATGTTCTCAGAAGAAGAACGAAAGATTTTTATTAACAGACATAGGGGGCCTTATGATAAACGGGGTAATAGACAGACAGGGCAAAGAGTGGAAGATTGAGCAAGCTATTGAGAATAGTGTTGAAATAGGCTTTCCGAAGTCTTTTATAAGAGCCGCCGTAAGATTCGGTCAGCGAGATTGGAGTGGAAAGGCACACCCCACAGATATAATAAACTGTCCCAGACAGGCAGCTTTAAAATATACAACTGATTATCCAATCATCTTAGATCGAACAGTCGATGCGATGATAGGTACCTCAATGCACAGATTCTTCGAGAATGGAGAGAACAGCTATGCAAATGTACGAGTCTCCAATGAGCTGATTACCGGCGAAATGGATTTACTGGAAATCGTTAATGGAGAAGGAATTATCTATGATTTTAAAGTAGTCAAAAGCTTCCCAGTTAAAAAGGCCCTGGGCTTCTATAAAGAAGATGAACCGATTCTTGATGAAGATGGTAATGTTGTCTTGCTCAAGAGTGGACCCAGGAAGGGAGAGGTAAAGACCCGCAGTGTAACAAAGCAGGACCTTGCCCACCGTGATGTGGTTACGTACACAAGGCAGCTTAATATGTACCGCTATTTGTTCGAGACAGGGGATGATATAGAGCCTAACGTATTACAGAAATCTTATATCATCGAAGGCTTAATTGTTATGCAACTCTTGAAAGAGGCTGGTAGGACAGCTGCTCAAAATGGTATCATCCATTCAAGCTATGCTGTCCCAATTCCTATTGTGTCTAACAAGAATGTAGCCACTTTTATCCAGGATAGAGCAGTGCCTATCAATGATTTTATGCGAGGAGGTGAGCTACCTGGGATACCCGATTGTCCACAGGATGTGTGGGAAGGTAGATTGTGTAGGGACTACTGCCCGGTCAAAGACTTTTGTGCTAAATACGGAAACAATCAATATTTATAGGAGACTTATATGAATGAACTCGTTAGGCGACCAGTAGTGGCGTCTTTGGCCAAGGAAATATCAGAGGCACATACTCAATTCCTTGAAGGGATGACAACTACCCTAAACGCAGGTATCAAGGTCGGCGAATTACTTATAGAGGCAAAGCAGAACATGGAACATGGAGAGTTTTTGCCATGGATAGCCGAAAGCCTACCCTTCACCGAAAGAACTGCTCAGAAGTATATGAAGCTTGCAAGAAAGCAGGATGAGGTTGAGACCAAAGGAGCTAAGCTACTCTCAGAGGCATACAATGCGATCAAGGAAAACAAAAAACCGGATTATAAAAAATATATAGTGAATATGAAACTAATATAGATGATGAGGACAGTTTCAATGAGATTGAAGATAACTTCATGAGCATCAAAACAGAACAGGTACTTAAACCAAAAGAGAAAATAGAGACAAAGGAAGAGAACCTTCATTTCTATTGGAATGATCTTCAGAAATTAATCTCAGGTATGAATTATATGTACCGCCGGTTATCAGCACAGCGTAATTCCCAAACTCCTAGATTTGTAGGATATATGATAGGGAATATAAAAGACATGGCTGATAGACTTGAAACATGGGACCCGGAAGTATTGAAGGATTGTCCCGAATGTAAGGGAACTAACAGTATCCCAATGGAGGATATGCACGGAGACATAGACCAGATAGAGTGTCCTTTCTGTATTAACGGAAAGATTGGTTCTTTCAAAGAAACAAAATATTAGATAAAACAGCCCGATACATCGAAGGAGTAGAGAAATGAGTAGTGGTCCAGTTTTAATACCTGTTGATATATGGATGGACACCGAGTTGAGTTGGGTTGAAAAGCTGTATCTCACTGAAATCTATCTACTATCAGATGCCGAGAAAGGTTGTTATGCAAGTAATAAACACCTCGGCACTTTTTTCTCACAACCGCCGGGAACTGCAAAACGTGTGATACAGGAGCTTGAGAAGAAAAAAGCAATCAAGTTATGGTATGATGAAAAGACTAAAAGACACATCACCCTAATACACCCGGCATATAGAGAAACCAACTTCTTATCACAAGAGAATGTTGTCCCTATTGACGATATGAAAACTATTAAAAAAACAGCAAGAGATTATTTCTTTAAGTTATATGGATTTAAAGCCCGTGAGATAACCGGTAGGTTCGCACGTGAGGACGGTAACGCGATCACTCCCCCATGGACTGGTAAGGAGGGTAAATTATTCAAGTCTGATTTTGAACAGTATGGATTGCGAGAGCTTAAAAGGTTAATGCTCTTATTTTTCTCAGACAGAATAAGTGAAGTAGCCGATTTTACCAGATATAAAGAAAAGGCAGGATATGCGTACACAGTATTCCATGGAATGATTGCAAAACTATCCTTCTGTGAAAAGACTATTCAAGAACCTTGTATGGAATGTGGAAGCTATAAAGGCCATTATTCCATTTGCTCTAAATATGTGAAACCAGAGGTAATAAAAGAAATATCAGAGGAGGAGATTGAGGAAGGGAGAAAAGAGTTAGGTGAAAGTTTTTCACTACAAGAAATGATTCAAGATCACATAAAGCAAAAACGAAATACGAACCAAGATTCGTATTTGGAGGTAACAAATGCAGGATACCAATAAGCTCATAGCTTCAGAGAAAACGTTGGAATATTTCATAGCTTTCGAGAAAATGTTGGCAGATTGGGATTGTCGTGGAGAGAAGATACCAGAGAAGATAGCAGGTGGTATCGCCAGGTATGTAATATACGGAATATCACCAGGGCATTTCATGGAGAAGGTTCTGAGCAATGATCTAATGGGAGCTTCCATCTATGCAGATCAGCAGAATAAGAAGCTGCTGGATGTCTATGCTTGCCTCGCGTTTTACATCTTGCCTTTTAACTGCTGGGGATCAGAGGAGCTTGTATATGAGTGGAGTAAGAGAGGCGGTCTTGATGGTCTTAACGGCGTTGAGGAATGGATGGATAATTTTAGTCGGGGGAGATATGAACAGTATAGTGCTTGATGGAAGAGTTGTAAGAGAATCTGAGTATAAGAAGGTTGGGTCAAATGAGACACCGCTTCTTGAATTCACCATTGCAAACGAAACAGGATATGGTGATTATAAGAAATCGCATTTCTTTAAGTGTAAGGTTTGGGGCAAGAGGGCAACAGGACTCAAGGAGCATATCGTCAAAGGTAAGCCACTCTTTATCAGAGGTGAAATGGAGATGAGTAAGTGGCAGGCAACTGATGGAAGTAATAGATATTCGTGGGAAGTAAACGTCGCCGAGTTATCCTTTCACATGAAGGATTCTCAGAGTACTGCCACACCTACGCCTGATACATTCAACGACGATATACCATTCTAGAAGGAAGTGAATATGTTTCTCAAAGAGATAAGCATCTTAGGTGCACTGCCACGAATAAACAGGAAGTATGTGCCGGCGTATAGTAAAAACAAACGAAAGTCTTATATGCGCCTTTCTAAAGAGTGGACAGAAAAGTTTAGCTCTATGATTCTCCAGATCAATGTGCAAAAAGGAGAGTTTTACACAAAGGAGAAGATTGATCTATACATAACACAGACCGTGAATCCAAGGACCGATTCAGATGCTATCCTAAAAGGGGTATTTGATGCATTAGAGAAGGGTAAAGTAATTAAGAACGACAACCAGATATTAGACTTTCTTGTGAGCCGTAAAAAATATAATGGCACAGAAGAATTGATAATACAGATTGCAGAAGCAGGGACCCTACTTGAGAGTATAAGGGGAGAGCATGAAAAAAAGAAAAGAATTCAACATTGAAGAAGAAACACTCAAGAAATTTGAACATTATGCAAAAGAAACAAACAGAACATTACCAGAATTGATGATAGAGGCGACACAACAAATGATACGTCGATATTCTGTTGAACACACAAGATCGATCCGTAAACAGCTTGATGAACTCAGTAATAAAATAGAGGAAATGTACCAAACTGTACCGGAAGAGAGCCGAAGATTTAAGAGTGATCACATTATGTAAGGTGGATAGTAATGATAGATTATAGTTTAAGGGCAAAAAACTTGTGCCCTTTGTGGATGTGCATAGACAAAGGGGACACAGTACGGTTTGGGACAAAATTTATTGGCAAAACCTTTAAGGGCAAAAAATCACGGGCTAAGAGGAAAAGCCCTGGTTGTAGCAAGAGATGTCTTGTAATTATTGATGATAAGCCCGTTATATATGACTCGATTGTGAAAATGGTGGAGGCTATGGGCTGGAAGGATGACTCGGTTAGGCGTGCACTGAGAAGAGATGGGGTACATAGGGGCTATAAAATAGAGATTATTAGGGAGGAGGAAGATAAATGATAACTTGGAAACTGAGGAGTAAGGTTGTAGCGGGTCTTATAGAAGAGGCGATGTGGGTTAGCAAAGAAGAAGGGATGCCGTTTAGACGATCCGGGTCCATCGTGCTTACCTTTGGGGAGTGGCAACAATTCAACGCCTTGTTGCTGGTGGGAGAAGAGGTTATGAATAAGCTCGGGCCGCGCACTAAGGTTTACATCGAGGATGAAGATGAGATGGTGAATCATTTCTTTAACACCTACACTCATCCCGACGAGGAGGAGGATAAATGACTTTAAGAGAAAATTTTGAACACCTATTAAGGGTGGAGAATGATTTCCTTGGCCGATCAAGCAGCAACCTAAAGAGAGATGAGGATGATGATTGGCATGATCCCAGAACGGCTGATATTTGGGAATGGTTTGAAAAAGGTTATCGTCTTAGGTCAGATATAGAATATATCACCACAAAATTAGAACTACCTAAATCTAATTAAAGGAGTTAAAGAATGGGAAGAATAATAGTAGCAATCAGTGGCGGAAAAGCCAGCGCTTGGTGTGCGAGTTGGGCTTTAAAAAAATATGGGAAAGATAATGTGGTTTTATATTTTAATGACACAAAATGGGAGCACCCGGATTTATATCGGTTTCTTGACGATTTGAGTAATTATTTCGATAAGGAAATTACTTTTGACTCTGATGGCAGAAATCCAGAACAGCTATTTAAAGAAAATAATGCACTGGCTAACAATCGGATGCCCTTTTGTTCACGCATATTAAAAGCTCAAAGATTGCAAAAGTTTTACAGGGATGGAGATACGCTAGTGTTCGGCATAGGGGCTGATGAGCCTGAAAGAGCTAGCAGGATTGTTGGCGTTTATCAGGTTGTAGCTGCGAAAACTCGCAAGATGTGTAAAGTCTCTCTACCTTTAATAACAGAGAATATTGATAATGATACTATTGATAGATTTATCTCTGATATTGGGGTTGTTCAGCCATTACTATACAGGTTAGGATTTACACACAATAATTGCTCTGGAGGTTGTGTCCGTGCAGGAAAAAAGCACTGGAAGCTATTATATGAGACGTTACCAGAGGTATATTTTGAACGTGAGAGAGTAGAGAAAGAAATGAGAGAGAGTTTGGGAAAAGATATACATTTCTTTAAAGATGAGACTTTAGAGTCTTTCAGGGGTCGTATAGAACGGGGAGAATTAAGCAATTATTATTACAAGGATGATAAAGAGGTCGAATGTATAGGCATTTGTCATACACAGGCATAAGATAAAAATTTATAAAATAACCGAAGCGAGCGAGTATTAAGGAGGAAGAATGATAACAATACCAAACTCAACAACTGTCCCAATATGCGAGCAATGCGGGATAGTTGATAGTGCTGTTGGTTCCATCAGATGGTACTATGATAATAATGGACGTTTGTACCAATTGTGTGAGCAATGTTTTAAAAAACTCAAGGGCGAGATAAACGAGATAAACTCAGCCTACATCCCAAAAGCTTAAGGAGGGAGAGTAATGGATAACATACGTAAAGTTTTAGACGATCACAAGATGTGGTTAGCTGGTTTAGGTGGAGAGCGTGCCAACCTGAGTGATGCCGACCTGAGTAATACCGACCTGAGAGGTATCAACCTGAGTCATGCCAATCTGATCGGTGCCCACCTGAGCGGTGCCGATCTGAGTAATACCAATCTGAGTAATGCCGACCTGAGTAATACCAATCTGAGCGATACCAACCTGAGAGGTGCCCACCTGAGTCATGCCAATCTGATCGATGCCCACCTGAGTAATGCCGACCTGAGCGATGCCTACCTGATCGGTGCTGACCTGGGAGGTGCCAATCTGAGCGGTGCCGATCTGATCGGTGCCGACCTGAGCGGTGCCGATCTGAGGGGTACTATAATAGATCATACAACGATTGGGGTACCTATGGCATGCCCAGAGACTGGGAGCTTCCACGCATGGAAGAAGTGCAAAGACAAAGTGCTTGTCAAGCTTCGCATACCTGAAGATGCGAAAAGAAGCAGTGCGGCTACAATGAAGTGCCGGGCAGACAAAGTTGAAGTATTGGAGGTCCTTGACGCTGATGTTGGTGTATCCGAAAGAGGTCAAATATACGAGATAGGGGAAATTGTTGTAGCTGATTCCTGGGACGGGAATAGGTGGAACGAGTGTTCACACGGCATACATTTTTTTGTAAAACGCTCTGACGCTGAGTTATGGTTTGTATAAAAGAAGGAGAAAGAGTAATGGATGAAAAAGAGATTGCAGAGCTGAAGGCTGTAAAGGCTGAGAACAAGAAATTGCTCTCAGCCGCGCGTGCGTATCAAAACCTTTCGGCGTGTTACCGGATAGGGAAGCGGCCGACAGAAAAGCTTTTCTCTCAATTGGATAGGGCTAATGCGCTGCTGAAACAAAAGGGAGGCATGTAGATTAAATACAGAAAAAGACCAGTAGTGATTGAAGCAAAGAGACTGATGGAGCCTAATTTACCTGAAGAGATAGCGAGATGGTGTAAAGGGAGAGTTTGTGGAGTTGGCGATGTAGGAGCTAAAGTTTGGATTGAAATAGACACATTAGAAGGGATTATGAGAGCAGACTATGGTGATTATATTATAAAAGAGCCATTTCCTACTGATGACAGGAATTTCTATCCTTGCAAATCGGACATATTTGAAAAGACATATGAGATGGTCCCGAACTTTGAACGTACTACAGATTAAGAAGTGTTGGACAGTCGATATATTATTAGAACAGGAGGAGGAAGAGTAATGTTTGATATAGACAAGGAAAGAGACGCCATTAATGCAAGCTATAAAAGGAGTCTAATGCTATTAGACGTCGCTGCGGATCTCAGTGAGACGGTTGACGTAGATTTTACGGGATACTCTACGATATTTCTAAAACCAGTCAGAACTCATTCTGAGTTCGAACAACTGCTAAAAAAATGCCGTTTAGAAATCGCTGGGCTGCATCTTAATCGCTATTACCTGCACGATGGGCACCTTGTTGTTGTCTATCAGGCTGAGTACATAGGTATAGCCTTCTCCATATCGGAGGAAATTAACAAAACGCTTGAAATGATATCTGAGGGGGCATGTGTTGTGCAACTCACGACGCAAGAAGAACGTGTTATTGTCCATACTCAGGACAAGCGTTAGAGGAGTTCGGGGTTTTGACATTTGAAATGTCGAAACCTGATTCAAGAGGAGGAAGAGTAATGGATAATATAGCACGGCAGAGAATAACTGAGACTCATATCAGAAAGCAAGATGCGAGTGATCTGGTGGATGAGTACCATGGGTTTGAGGATCTCATTGTAAGATTAGAGACAGAGAACGAAGAATTAAAAGCAGTTCTCCAGGATGCTGTAGATTGGATAGAGGATGACCGCTTCGATGGTGACTACATAATAGAGCAGTGGTATCAGGATGCGATTGATCTTCTTGGGTTGTAGATGATGGATGTAGTATTTAGAAAAAAGATTAAAGATTTGAAAGCTACTCGCAAGAAGGAAGAGTAAAAGTAATGGGATCATCTACTTAGTATCAATATCGTTACCGTGGCCGCTGCTGCTCCAATGGCGGCTCCCGATAGGCCCCATATAATCTTATCACCAAGGACCTTCTGCGAGTATCGATCTAACGATGTCTCTGCCTCTCTTAGCGAGTTTTCCAATCTCTGCCGTATCTCCCTTAGCTCCAACAAGTCTATCTGATAATTCTTTAATAATTTTTTCTCTTTCTCGTATTGAGTTTTCAAACTCAAATATTGTATTCTCAAGTCGTTTAATTTTTTTGTTGTCGCTCTTCAGCAAGCTCCGCGATTTCTCTAAATCGCTCTGAAGATTTGAGATTCTTTTCTCTAAGTTCTGCACTATTTTCAGTTGCTGATTGAAGATCACCTCTAACCTCAGTAAGTTCTCCTTGGTGTATGAGGGTGGCTGTGAGATAGCCTGCGCCTGCACTGACCAAGATAACAGTAATGTAAATAGCAACACTAATAAAAAACTTGCGTATATTTTCATCCATTCTTTCCCCCATTCTGTTTACGTTTAAGCACTGGACCGAAGAAGGCCGCGGCTTTCTCCGGTCCTACAAATAGCAGGACAGCCCCAGATATTTTGGCTACATCTCCAACAACCAACACATCGATAAACATAGATATTGTACCCATCACTAGGGTCCACACCACAGTTATAACAAGTAAAATGCTGCTGCTCCACTGAATAAATCTAATAGGTCTCATATCAATATCCTTTACAAACCTGAAAGTGCATCTCATATCTCAAATACGAATATTGGTTCGTATTTAACTATCAACATCCCCCGTAAGCCCGGCCAAGCATTTTAAAAACCCTCTTATCTAACACTACGCCATAGGCGGCTGTGAGACTCCCACCCTCCCAGGGATCCCACCGTACACCACTCTGCCCGTCTCCCTGTACAAAATGATATTTATTATCATCATCCACCTCAGGCCTATCATAGTACATACGCAGGATCTCCCTTTCAGATGGCTCGCACACATAATCCGCACTCTCATAGCGGTCGGTAAATGCTGTCCATAATCCGTATAAGCAAAAAAGCCTATCTGGATACATAACAGTATACTCATCATCTATAATCGCCTTATTATGTGCCCGCTTGCGCACATCATTTATCATCATAGTCGGTTCAATCGAGTACGCCCTCTCATCCCACGCAATTTTAGCTATACAGTGTGCATAACAGCCGGTTTTGTTATACTGGTATGGGAATTCATGATCATTTTGGCTTGGGAAGCCAAGTACATCAGCCCTCATCATCCGACCCTCCGACAAGAAAATCATGGAAATCTTTTTGTGCTTGCTTTACCTCCGTGATAGCAACATCGATATTCCCATTCGATGCACCACTCTTATATGACTCAAGAAGTACTATTAGCGCCTTTATCTGAGGATCTTGTAATTGAAACAACGCCTGGATTTCTCGCGAGGTTTTATTCTCTGAAGTCTCTATTTGTGCAAGAGCCTTTTTCAGATAATCCATATCCGGGCGCTCCCACTTAACCCTCTTTGATGCACTCTTAACAACCACCCCTCCAACCGCTACTCCTATCCCTGTGAGCACTGCACCTATGAGCAGTGGGGCTGCGTCTGCTACAATTGTCTCAATCATCTACTGCTCCTTCAAATACTTTTCATAGTTCATATGTATCTCAGTTAACCTTAAACTCAGCGGCCACCACTTGTCAATTTTAACAGGTTTTACTGTTTTGCGGTATAGCATAATCCACGACGGCAGCTTACAGACTATATCATGCCACCGCTCAAAGAGTGTTATCCCGGACAGTCGTTTTTTTACATGCCGGAAGCCAAGCATCGAAAAGACACGGGGAGATGCGTAAGCGAAACAAGTACAATTCTTACTCGGAAAATGAAACCTTATGGATTCATGGCAAAGCTGAGCAATCGCCGCCCCCTGTGAGAAGCCGGAAACAATCACTTTCTGCGCTTCTGATTCTCCTACTATATCAAAAATCTCATCCTCGACGGCTTTCCACTTAGATACAAATCCTGCGTGTGCAAACCAGACGCCGTTCATTCTTTTGTACGGCTTTGTCCAGAACATAAAGTTCTGAAACCAGTCCAGTTTAGAGCATGAGCTTTGAAAAGCGATGTATAACACGCCCTCATCAAGCTTGTACTTCCATTGTGTGTCGCCAGGTCCGTTTATCCACAGGCCGTTTGTTGTCCAGTTATACATATCTACTCCCATTACACCTTGCATCAACATACTCTGCAGCTCCACTAATGATATCATCGATTATCTCACGCTTCAATTTACTCACGCAGGCCATACCAGATCAGATAGGTCGGTCAATGTGCCTGATATAATCTGAGCGGCATATTGGCCCTCGGCTTCGATCAGCGCAACCCTGTGGATGCCTATCGCTCGGTAAGCGTCGCGCACGTCAGCCAGCGGGTGGTTGGCATGGAATACGTTGTCTGAGTCTTTCCAGCTTTCAAACTCCGTTAGGCCAGCATCATCCATAAACGCGATTGCCTCTTGCAACGTCTGTCGGTTGCCGGGGTCGCCTGCGTAGCGGATGCCGTTGATATCTACGCCTTGCTGTTCTTGCTCTTTGCGGGCGGCTGTTAGCTGGGTAATCAACGCCTGACTAATCTCACCAACTGACGGCACACCATAATCTCCATCTTCATTGGCAGTTAGTCGATAGTCCAGAAATACAAGCGTTTCGCCCTGCGAGGCGTGGTGAGCGCGGATGGCATCGCTGTCCTGCTCGTATTGCGTGCCGGTGAATTGTCCGTTTTTGATAACTGTTAATAGTTTCATTATTTTATTTACTCTCATCTAAAGATTATTCCATTTTTTGTTACCGTGTTTGCTGCGGAAGGAAAGTATGATGAAGCCGTGGCATAATTTGCATTTATTGTTGAGCCCTGGTTTACCATAATATCGTAACTCCCGGCCCCACTTGCATAGGCCCCCTCTGCATTTATTGTTGAGCCATGGGTGACAAGAATACCGTAACTCCCGGCCCCACTTGCATTGGCCTGATATGCATTTATTGTTGAGCCATGGTAGGC